GCGTAGCGCAGAACACCGGGGTGAATTTTCAGGCGATGAAGAACAAGCGGCTGAGCAAGGACGACTACTCTCGCATCATGGACTACGGCGAGAAAACCTCAAGGCTTGTCTGTGACGTCGCCGAAGCTTCCGGCGCGACTATCGACGACATCCGCGCCGTAGCCGTCGCGAACCGATACGACATTGTCATGCTGGACTACCTGCAAATCGCCAACGCTGAGGGCGGCTCCCGCCCGGAGATAGTCACTAACATCTCCATACAGCTCCGTACACTGGCGCAGTCCCTCGGTGTAACGGTTGTAGCGCTGTCGCAGCTTACCCCACCGGACAACCAAGCCAAGCTACGCAACGCGCCGATCATTCCGAACGTCGAGATGCTGCGAGAATCCCGGCAACTCAAACAGGACGCCGACATAATCCTGCTCATGGGGCTGGTCAAGCCCGGCGACCGCGCCAGCGATCGTATCGTCGTTATCGACAAGAATAAGGACGGCCCCTGTGGGCAGCTGTATCTCAGTTTTGACCCCGCGCACATGCGGTTTGACCCTGTGTCTGACGCAACGTCGAGGAAGTACTGGGAAACCCAGCAGAGGGCGCTCAAGGCCGCAGCGCTCAAAAAGCGAGCCGGGCAGATCACATTTGAAGAGCTGCCGGACAATGGCGACGAGCTCCCGTTTTAGGAGGTGAAGCGCGACGAAGATCGGAGACAAGATTCGATTCATCCCCTCAGCATGGACACAGTTTAGCGACGTGAATTCCCTCAGTTCCTACGGCGTCAAGGGCGACGTCGAGGGCGAGATAGTCGAGATCAACTATGCGCACCGGTGGTACAGGGCACGGTACCAGGCGGGCGGCGCGACACTTTACGAGTCATTCAAATTTTAAACAAAATCAGAGTCTGGAGGACCACAACGATGAGAACAACCGCGATAATCAACCTCAAGGGCGGCGTCGCAAAGACGACGACAGCCCTGAACATGGCCGCGATATTGGCCAAGGACTACAAGCAGCGCGTCCTGTTAGTGGACGCGGACAGTCAATGCAACTGCACCGAGTTTTTCCAGCGCGGCATCGCGCACCCCGGCACCCTCGCTGATATGCTGCGCGGCCTCGCGCCGTGCATCGAGCACAGCCGGTTCGACGGCGTCGACCTCCTGCCGGGAGACGACAGCCTGATGGACCTTGACCTGACGAAGATCGAGACCGGCAGCGCCTCCGCCGTGTGCCTGCGTGAGCTGACCGCGGAGCTGGGCGACAGGTACGACCGGATGATCATCGACTGCCCGCCGGCGTTCAATGCGGCCTCTGCCGCGGCGCTGGTGGCGGCGGACGAGGTCATCATCCCGATCAAGCTCGACGCGTTTTCCCTGCGCGGCATGGCGAACATCATGCAGCAGGTCAGCAACATGCGTAAGATCAACGACAGCCTCACCGTCGCCGGTATCCTGCCGACGATGTGGTACAAGTCGGATAACATCATCGAGGCCGAGAAGATGCTGCGCGAGTTTGGGCTCCCGGTGCTGCCCCATGTGAGGCGCACGAACAAGGTCGACGACATGACCTTTGCGCAGGAGCCGCTTGTTATCAGCTCGCCGAAGAGTGCGGCGGGCGTCGATTACCGCCGCGTCGTCGCGGCGCTGATGTGAGGAGGTGCGGTCATGGGATTCGATTTAGCGTCGGTGCTTAAAAACGTGCCCGATTCGGGCACAAATGACGGCCGTGAGCGCATCGAGTACATAGGGCTCGACAAGCTGCACGACGACCCGAACAACTTCTACTCCCTCGACGGCATCAAGGAGCTTGCCGAAAACATCGAGTTTGCGGGGCTCCAGCAGCCCGTCCGCGTCCGCCGCGATGCGGAGCACAGCGGCGAGTACATCATCGTCAGCGGCCACCGCCGCACGGCGGCGATGCGCAAGATCGTCGAGGACGGCAACAAGGCCTTTGAGACGGTGCCCTGCATCGTCGAGGACGGCAACAAGGCCTTTGAGACGGTGCCCTGCATCGTCGAGGCCGAGGGCGGCAGCGAGGCGCTGCGCGAGCTGCGCCTGATCTACGCCAACTCCGACACGCGCCGGATGTCCTCCGCGGATATCTCGAAGCAGGCCGAGCGCGTCGAGGCGCTGCTCTACCAGCTCAAGGAGGAGGGCGTCGAGTTCCCCGGCAGGATGCGCGACCACGTCGCCGAGGCCTGCAAGGTGAGCAAGTCGAAGCTGTCCCGCCTGAAGGTCATCCGCAACAAGCTCGCGCCGGACATCTACGCCGGGTATTACGAAAAGGGCAAACTGCCGGAGGACACGGCCTATGAGCTCGCCAAGCTGCCGGTCGACACCCAGCGTGTCATCGTGGACCGTGCGACGCGGAAAGACCGGGACGACATCAGGTACCTTTATTCGAGCAGGGTTAAAGATCAGGGCGCGGATATCCAGCGTTTCAGCAAAATGGCCTGCCGCTGCGAGCAGGGCGGGACCTGCGTCAATGTTCCGAATATGGTGGATAAACTCTACTCCAACGGATGGCGAGGCTATACGCACTGCGGCTCCGGCTGCTGCTACGACTGCGACGAGCTTGCGACCTGCTCAAAGTGCTGCTCCCGCATGGCGGAAGTCAAGGCGCAGAAAAAGGCTGAGAACAAAGAGGCCAAGGCCGCGAAAGCTGCGGCGCAGGCCGAACGCGACAGGCCGGCAGTCGACGCGCTGCGGCTGATGTGGAGCCGCATGGGCGAGGCCTGCAAGCGGGCGGGCGTCGATTACAACGAGGTCTGCGACGAGGCCGATATCTACGCCGCCCTGCCTCCCAAGGACGCGACCGCGCTGCTCACCGGCGACGGTAAACTTACGGCAGACACCCGGCCTCCGTTCGGCTACGTCGTCGGCCGTGACGCTATAGCGCACCTCGTCAAGCTGGCCGATCTGCTCGGCTGCTCGCTGGATTATCTCTTCGGCCGCGATGTGCCCGAATCGGGCACCGGCACGGCAGAGCCGAAGTGGATCGCAGGCAGGCCGACGAAGCCCGGCGTGTATCTGACCAAGTTCCACCCTCTGGATGATGACCTTGTGCTGGCTGACATCCAGACCGTATATGCCGACGGGTCGTTTTCCCTTGGTGATGTCGATGTTGTGGCGTGGTATCCTATCCCGCCGGAAGTGTGAAAGGAGGGTGGAAGATGGGTTATCATCCTCTCCTTGACGAGTGCCTTAAAGGGGCGCAGAGGGTCATCAAGGCCCAGGGTGACATTAAATTCGAGGGAATGCTGTACAGACAGCATCGGCTCAAGGTTCCCGAGAGCGTTGTGCGAGGATATGAGGAGCTCCTTAAGTATGAGCTTTTGTCACTATCGATAAAGCTCGACAAATGGGTTGAGCAAGGTGCGCCGATTGAGGAGAAAGACAATGGCAATAAGTAAAAAGACCCGTGAAGCTGTCTATCAGAAATATGCCGGACACTGTGCCTATTGCGGTAGACCGATTGCCTACAAGGACATGCAGGTCGACCACTTTAGACCGCTGCGAGCATGGGATACGGAGGATGCAGGAACCGACGATATCTCGAACCTCATGCCGGCGTGCCGGATGTGTAACCATTATAAGCGGGCAAACAGCATTGAAACGTTTCGCAGATACATCCGGGAAATTCCGCAAAAGCTCCGAGACAATTACATTTACAAGGTCGGCCTTGCTTATGGCAACGTCACAGAGCGTGAAAAGCCGATAGTGTTTTATTTTGAATTATTTTGAAGGGGAAATGTCAATGGATGAATACATCGCGCGGGGCAAATTCCTTGAAGCTGTCGGAGAACGAAACCGGAATTTCTGTGCCGGGCACTTGACTTACCAGCAGCTGAAAAGCATGATTGAAGGGTTCCCCGCTGCCGACGTTGCACCGGTGGTGCATGGGCGGTGGATTGAAAAATCAGCCCCGGCGAGAAAAATATACTTTGAGTGCTCACATTGCGGCGCGCAGGAGAACAAACACACGGCGATAAAGGGGCATTACTGCTGGCGTTGCGGCGCGAGAATGGATCTGGAGGCAGGTGGATGAAAGCAGTCTTAATCAGCATACGCCCGGAGTGGTGTGCGAAGATCGCGAGCGGCGAGAAGACAATTGAGGTGCGGAAAACGCGCCCGAAGCTGGAAACGCCGTTTAAGTGCTATATCTACTGCACGCTGCAAGGCTGTAACGATTTTTTTCGAGTTTATCTTGGGGGTGATGTTGCCAAGTGGAACCACGGCAAGTGGGCAGACCGCAAGGGCAAGGTCGTCGGGGAGTTTATCTGCGACCGGATTTATGGGCTTGCGCCTCTCAACCATGCACCGGATGACGTAGAAAAGCAAGCCTGCCTGACACGGGAAGAAATTGTGAACTACCTAAAGGGAACCGGCTACGGCTGGCATATCTCCGCCCTGCGCATCTACGACGAGGCGCGCGAACTGAGCGAGTTTACCGGACTACGCAATACGAGATTTGGCGCGGCACCGTATGATATCAAGCGCGCCCCGCAAAGCTGGTGCTATGTGGAGGAGCGGGATGACGACTGACAAAAAAATACTTGACGCGACCTGCGGATCTCGGACGATCTGGTTCAACAAAAGCCACCCGGCGGCTATGTACTGCGACAAGCGGTCGGAAGCGATAAGCGGAGTGTGGAAAAGTACCAACAAACAAAGCGAGCGGCAGTGCGTGATCGCCCCGGACATACAGTGTGATTTTACAGAACTTCCTTTTGAAGACAACACATTTGCGCTGGTCGTGTTTGACCCGCCTCACCTTAAAAGTGTGGGGGAAAATGCGTGGATGGCTAAGAAGTACGGCAAGCTTACTGAGAACTGGCCGCAAATGATTCACGACGGATTCAAAGAGTGCATGAGGGTACTCAAGCCTGACGGCGTGCTCGTATTCAAATGGTCAGAGACACAGATACCGGCGGCTGATGTCTGGAAAGCGATAGGCGAGAAACCTCTATTCGGACATCACAGCGGAAAGAAGATGCAAACATTCTGGGGATGCTTTATGAAACTGGAGGATTGACGATGGCGAAACCTGAGTACATAGAGCGGGGCGCAGCAAAGCACGCCGCAGACCTCGCATTTGATATGACAGAGACAGATGGATGCCGCTGCCTGCGCCGCCGGACAGAACAAGTGAGAACTGCCCATGAGTAAAAGCGGATTGCTCGCCCGGCAGAAGGCCGAGCGAGAGCTGTGGACAATCAAGGTGATCGCCTATACCGAGCAGCAGACTCTTGATGCGGTGTGCCTCGCACTCGCCGAGGGGTTTGGGTTCGGCGAAGAGCGGCTGAAACGCTTCCACGATGCCTTCAATGCCAAGTACGCGGAGATCCGCGAGCTGGAAAAGGGCGACACCAAGGATAACGAGTACGCCATCGCCAAGCAGGAGGCCGCGCTCAAGGCGGCCTGTGGTAAGTACTATTCGCCTCGCGAGGTGCGGTATGATATCAAGATCGTCACGCGAGACGGTAAGCAGCACAAATTGTGATAAGGAGGACGTTAACAATGCTTTGTCCATTTAAGCGCGTAACCACCCGCCTCCCCAGCGGTCAGACTAATGGTCAGGCCTTTGGCCTTTGCAGTGCAGAAAACTGCATGTCCTACTATGTGAAAAACGAGTACGACACCAAGCCGCCGTTTTCGGTAATTGGCAGCCGTCCCGCTTGCCGGCTCATAGAGCATCCGTATGCCGCACCGATAGCGTACTGCTCCATGTTCGGCTCGGCAGACGTAGGGACAAAACCGGAGGCGCTGGATGATGAATAAACCTGGCATTAACTATCTCCCAGATGTGGAGTTTCGTGCTCACATCAGTGAGCAGAATAATTGTGTTTGTTCCGGGTGCCGCAAGACTGGCACTGTTCTCAAACTAACAGTACCGGAAACGAAGTATAACGACGGCAAGCATCTCTCAACGAAGTATCACGGATACTGGATGTGCGTCGATTGCGTTGCGAAGGTCGCGAGGTGTTTTGATGCAGCGGTAAGGGAGCTGTACAAACTGTGACAAACAATTAATTAAACATTGCGGTCTATGGCCATGAGGCAAAGGACGTCAGGAGTATACACATGGCTTACCGCAAAAAAATCATATCGGCCGGTCCGCTGGTCAAGGAGATCATATATCCGTACCGCTCAGGCGGCAGCAGCTCAAACGGCCGGCGGCGCACCGGGACAAGCTCGGAAGCGCAGCGCCGGATGAACGCTATTTACTCGTGGCAGAAACTTGAGCTGCTGCTCGCGGCTAACCTTGTTAAGGGCGACGTCGTCGGGTGCCTGACCTTCGACGACTATCACCTCCCGGAGACCCGCGAGCAGGTCCGGAATAAATTCAAGTGGTTCCTCGACAAGCTCCGGGCAGCGCGCGAGGAACGAGGGCAGAACCTCGTCATGTTCTGGTCGATCGAGCATCTGCACGGCGAGGGGCGCTGGCATATACATATAGCGTGCAACGCTACCGGCAACGACTACGAGGAAATGCTCCGGTTATGGGGGCAGGGCGAGTGTGAGTTTAACGCGCTGCGTGTGGATAAGAAGAAGAACTATGAGACCTTAGCCCGGTATATGGCCAAGGAGGAACGG